CTTAAATATTATGCCAATATGAAGTTGGAGATATTTCCGAATAGATATTTCCTATTTCAGGTCTAAGCGTTTTTTTTCGCTAAGCCCATTTCTGAATAAAAATAGGGAGTGGGCTTTTTTATTTTTAAATATTTCAGTATTATCAGTGTGTTGCTTTAAGTAACACTAAACCTTATTGATCAGCGCAAATATCAAAAAAAGGGGGAGCTTGCCTACTAGGCAAGCTTTTTAAATTGATGATTTAAACACAATAATCCATTTTAAAGCTCAATAGAAAGATCAAACTTCCATAGCTTTTATTTGTACTAATTTATTGAATATAATCGTTTTTATAATTTTTAAAATTTTCTTAAACTAAAAATGGAAAATTTCTTGTTGCAACATTGTTATAATAGGACTACCTTAAGAAAAATACTTTATAAAAATGAGGAGCTGCTGAAATGACACAGTATCTCATGTTTGCGGAAAATATTTATAACAAAATTAAAGATGAGGAATTGTTTTCACATGACTGTATTGAAAATATGAACTTACTTATGACATGTATACGCAGAGAAATTAAGGGAACAGAATTTAAATTAAAATATAATTTTATTGATTTTGTTGAATTGTTTAGTAAACAATTAGATGAATGTAAAGTAAAAATAGATGTGAGTTTGATTCCTCCTCATAATTCAGAAGGTGAGTATATTTTATGGTTAGCTGGATTTATCGAAAAAATTACAGAAGGTGGACCTAAACCACCTCCGCCTATAAAGAAATTTATTCCAGAGTATATGAGCTTCAAATCTGAATTAGATTTTTTACCCTTAAATGAGGAAAAAATTCAAAACGAAGGTAAAGAAATTACGGATTACTTTAATTCAAAGCTTTATAAGGCAACTTTTAAGAAGTAATACTATATTGCCTGTGAGTTTAGCCACCGCCTAAGGGCGGTTTTTTTTATGGGTGAGAATAATGGATTCTACAGAATACTTTTGGCTTACACGGAAAAAAGAACCTAAAACCAAGCCTAAATCCAGACCGCTACCTAAAGCTACTCAAAAGTACTTAGAGGCAGAGGAAGAATTTACTGAAGCTTTAGACAATCTGGAAATTAAGTACGAAAAGAAATTCCAGTTTAAGTCTACTAAGCATTGGCGTTTTGATTTTCATTTAATTGAACATCACATATTAGTTGAAATTGCTGGTGGTCCCTGGTCAGGTGGACGAAAGGGCAAGCTGGCAACAAAGGCGTGGAGTATGGACCGTTACGATGTTGCTGAATCAATGGGATATACCGTTGTTCGGTTAGAGGCAGCACCAAGATTTAAGATTAATGAATCTGGTCCATTACAGATCCAAGCTCATTTCGCAAGCCAATGGCTTAAAAATTTAAAGAGGCAAATATTTAATGGATCAGATCAGACCATTCCCACCAACTGATTTTATTGACCAAGCTGAAGAAGAGGAAGCAATCCGTTTAATACCGGCACCAGACCTAAAGAAATGGGTTGTGGCCAACTACTTAACGATAGGTGGGCCTCTTTATAATCCAGATCATAACCATATTGCTGAGTTACTTGATGATAATGACGAGTTTTTAGCATTCGCGTGGGCCTCTTCTGCATATAAAAGCAAGCAAGCTATGGTGTTAGGCCAGTGCGAAAAAGTCATGTTCAATGTTGGTGGCTGGCGTAAAGCTCGACAAGAGCAACAGATGCGTGATTGGTTTGGTTTTGTACCTACTTATTTAATAACTGTCGACGCTTCTTTCTGTGAGCGTGCAAACGATACAGAGTTCTGTTACTTACTTGAACATGAGCTTTACCACATTGGAGTGATGAGAGACGAGGACGGAGAAATTGTTTATAGCGATAGTTCTGGTCTTCCTAAGCACTATCTTGCAGGTCATGACGTTGAAGAGTTTATTGGCGTAGTTAAACGTTATGGACCAAGCAAAAATGTTAAGCGACTTATTGAAGTCGCAAAAAATCCGCCGTTTGTTTCGAATCTTGATATTTCAAAATGCTGCGGCAACTGTGTAATCAATTGAGCCGAATGGCTCTTTTTTTTGCCTGTTTTGTTGGACGTAGTTGGACAAAGGGGGAGGTATGGCGGCACTTAAAGAGCCTGTAAAAATCTTTATAGTTCAGTCTCTTGCTTGCTTTGATACCCCTCAACAAGTAGCGGATGCTGTCAAACAGAGATTTGGTATTGAAATTGACCGAAGGCAATGCGAAGCGTATGACCCGACAAAAACAACTGGGAAGAACCTAAGCAAGAAGTTGGTAACCCTTTTTCACAAAACTCGAGAAGACTTTAAAAAGAATGTTTATGACATCCCGTTGGCTAATAAAGCCTATCGTATTAAAGAACTTCAGAAGATTTATGAAGACTGGAAAAACAACAGGCTAATGAAGCAAGGTGTGATTAAGCAGGTTCGGGAAGAAATGCAGGGTTATGACCTGATGCTTTTAAATCTTGAGTTAAAGCAGCTTGAAATTGAAAAGATCAGAAGTGGTGATGGTGAGGGGGCAGATGACCCAACACCAGTCAAGGTAACTATTCAAGTTGTAGATGCGAGTAAAAAAGATGCCGAACATCAATCCGACGCTGAATGTGCCTCAGGCTAATTTTTTACAGATGGAAAAGAAATTCCGTGCATTTGTCGCTGGCTTTGGATCGGGAAAGACTTGGGTTGGATGCTCCAGTTTATGCAACAAAGCTTGGGAATTCCCTAAAGTACCTTTGGGTTATTTTGCTCCAACTTACCCGCAGATTCGCGACATTTTCTTTCCAACTATTGAAGAGGTTGCTTTCGATTGGGGGCTTAAAACTAAGGTTTATGAAACCAATAAAGAGGTGGATATCTATTATGGTCGGCAATATCGAACGACAATCATTTGCCGGTCTATGGAGAAACCAGCAACAATTGTAGGTTTTAAAATTGGCCACGCCTTGATTGATGAACTTGATGTCATGGCGATGACTAAAGCACAACAAGCTTGGCGTAAAATCATTGCTCGTATGCGCTTTAAACAAGCTGGTTTGCTCAATGGTATTGATGTGGCAACAACACCAGAAGGCTTTAAATTCACTTATGAGCAATTTGTAAAAGAAGCTAATTCATCCCCTGAGAAACGGGCACTTTACGGCATGATTCAGGCATCGACTTATGATAACGAAGCCAATCTGCCAGACGATTATATTTCATCACTGTATGAATCCTACCCACCTCAATTGATATCAGCCTATTTGAAAGGGCAGTTCGTCAACTTAACTAGTGGAGCGGTTTATCCAGACTTTGACCGGGTTTTAAATCATACGGATGAGGAAATTAAGCAAGGTGAGCCTTTACTCATTGGAATGGACTTTAACGTACTTAAAATGGCTGCTGTGGTTTATGTCATTAGAGAAGGTAAGCCGAGAGCTTTAGATGAACTGGTTGGAGTAAGAGATACACCAACTATGTGTTATCTGATCAAAGAGCGTTTTCCTGATCATGATATTACCGTGATACCAGACGCTTCAGGGCAAGCAACTTCATCAAAGGGATTTAGCGAATCCGATCATGCAATTTTAAAGAAAAATGGCTTTAAGGTTGAAGTGAATGGTGTGAACCCGGGCATTAAAGACCGTATCAATGCAGTTAATGCCCAGATCCTGAATGCCGATGGGGAAAGACACCTCAAAGTAAACACAAATAAATGTCCAAACTTCACGGCTACTTTAGAGCAGCAAGTTTATGACAACTTTGGAATGCCAGATAAGAGTGCTGGATTGGACCACGTTGGAGATGCTGGTGGGTATCCATTAGCTAAACGTTTTCCGATCATCATTCAGAAAGTATTTAAACGGCGCACAATCGCTGGTTTTTCTCGTTAAACAACGCATCTTTACAGGTGCTTTTTTATTGGTGTTTTTATGGCAGTTACTGATAAACATCCGCAGTATATTGCTGCGCAAAATGCTTGGTTAATTATGCGAGACGCCGTTGCTGGTGAAGAGCAGATTAAACAGGCACAAACTAAGTACCTAGCTAAATCGGCCGGAATGATTGAGGCTGAAAAGCAAGGTGATACGACTGGAGAGATTTATAAGGCCTATCTAAGTCGAGCTCAGTATCCGCTATGGGTTCAGGACGCATTACGCACAATGATCGGGTTAGTTTCAAAGCTTGAGCCGAATATTGTGATTGAAAGTTCTCTACTTAAAGGATTGATAGAGAATGCAACAAATGACGGTTTTGGGCTTAAACAGCTCTTTATTCGCATTTGTTCAGAGTTGCTAGAGTTTGGGCGCTGTGGGCTGCTTGTCGATGTTGATGCTAACGGAGTGCCATATTTCGCCTTATATGATGCGTTATCTATTATCAACTGGAAGGAAAACAGTATCGGTGGTCGTAAAGATCTAAAACTGTTAGTGCTCGAGGAGCAATTTGATAATAGTGAAGATGAATTCGGACACGAAACTAGAACGGTTCACCGCGTTCTATCTATGGATGATGGAGCATTAGCGGTCCGATTGTTCGATGGTTCAAATGTGGAGGATAAAACTCCTGATCTCGGCGGTAATCAACTTCCTTTCACACCATTTGTTTTCTGCGGTGCCACTAGTAATTCTCCGGATGTAGGTACCATACCGCTTTTGACAATGGCCAAGGCTGCTCTGAAGTATTACCAACTTAGTGCAGATTATTACCAGTCACTTCACCATACAGCTCATCCGCAGCCTTGGATTAATGGACTTGAGGGTGATGAAGATATTAGCGTTACTGGTGTTATGGCTGTCTGGAGTCTTCCTCCAAATTCACAATGTGGTTATTTAGAAATTTCAGGTAACGGCATTGAACTCACTAAAAAGGAAATGGATGCGCAAAAAAATTCAGCATTAGAAGCTGGGGCTAAAGTAGTTGATACCAATACACAGGAATCAGGTGAAGCGCGCCGTGCACGGCAAGACGATCAGCAAGCAAGTCTTCACAGTATCGTGATGTGTGCAGCTGCAGCAATTGAACAAGCCATTAAGTATGCAGCGCAGTGGTTAAAGCTGGATTCGACAAAATATTCATTTACGGTTGAACCTGAGTTTATTGTGCAGGTCACGGATATTAATCTTGCAAAACAGCTTTATGAGGGTGCTATTTCAGGGAAAAACTCTTTCCGCACATATTGGGAATACCTGATGACAGGTAAATTACCAGCTCACGACTATCAGGAAGAAGTGAAGCGGGTAGAAATAGAGCGAGATAACACTCCTTTGTAGAGGTGATGTATGGCTTCAAAAGAAGATAAATCATTGATTGAAGTACTTACCCAACATCAGGCGTACTTATATCGGGTGTCTTCTCAATCTGTTAATGAGCTACTAAAAATCTTTAATGATGAGTCAATATTAATGTTGGCAAAGCTTCGGGATTTGCTTGATGAATTAAATGATTCTGAAAAGATGGCTCTAGCAAGTGGGCAGTACACAACGTCAAATCTGAAGGAAGTACGTGATCTGATTGCTCAGTGGTTTATAGGACTAAATACTGCATTACCTGAAGCTTTCGCTGTTTCTGCTACTGCCTTGGCTGTTTATGAAGCCAATTACACGGCGAAGCTATATGGCGGCAAAATCAAAAAGCCAAATGGTGAAAAGCTATATGCCGCAGCTAAAAAAATACCATTGGTAGGTGGAGCTCTTGTTGATGATCTGCTATCCAGAATTGCTGAAAATGCCCGTCAAAAGGTTGAGTATGCAATTCGGGATGGTATCAACTCAGGTAAAACTAATCAGGAAATTGTACAGCGTATTCGTGGTACTAAACGGCTTAATTATGAGGATGGCCTTTTAAGCAGCTCTAAGACGGATATTGAACGTACCGTAAGAACAGTTCGTAGTCATGTTGCTAATCAAACGTATTTAGATACTTTCAAACAGTTAGGTTTTGAGTATGTTCGTTTTATTAGTGTATTGGATGGAAGAACATCAAAACTTTGTGCATCTCTTGATGGATCTGTTTGGGAAATAAACGACCCAGCTAAGCGTGTACCGCCATTACATCCTCATTGCCGCAGTATTCTGGTACCAGTCGAGAAAGATGGTCGACTTGCTGGAGAGCGTCCATTTGTAATGGACGAACGTCGAGTGAAGGACATCCCAAAAGAAGAGCGAAGCCAATTAATAGGGCAGCTAGATGCTAATACCACATTTAAAGAGTTCTTCAAAAAGACTGATGATTTCTTTCAAAGAGAATGGTTAGGACCGAAGCGTTACAAGCTCTATAAGGAGGGGAAATTTGATTTTGATAAGTTCTTTGATCCTGAAGGGCGTTTTTATACTTTGGATGAGTTAAGAGTGTTGGATGAAAGGGCTTATGAAGGAAAGAAGATTTAGTAATATTTTGATTTTGAATCAATTGCTAAATATATTTTTTCGTATTAGATTTTAAAAAAATATATTTATAAACAAACAATAGGTTCATAAATGACAGCAGAAGTTGCAATTATTAATTCTAATGGGGTGGCTTTGGCCGCTGATAGCGCAGTAACAGTAAGAGGAAAAAAGATTTTTAACTCTGCTTTGAAGCTATTTTCTTTATCTAAAACAGAACCTGTAGGAATAATGGTATATGGAACTGCGGAGCTTCTAGCAGTTCCATGGGAAACTTTAATAAAATTAA